CTGCACGACCTCTTTGAGAGCACATCAATAAATTATCATACTCTAAGTCATAGTTTAGAATAGATGCAACTTGGTCTCCAATATCATTTACCTCACATAATATGAATGCTTTATTATATGCTTTTCCTAAATCATCTATAATACTTGGAAACAGCATTGGTTTGATTTCGTTGTTTCGATATTTTGCTACTGCCTTGTATGGGAAGTTTGTAATATCAAAAACTATAAAAGCGGAATAATCATTACCCAATCCACGAGCAACGTCAACTGTAATTAAATAATTGTGATCTTTTATAGGAACTTCGTATACATCTAATCCAGCATTTTTTTGTATTGGATTCTCATATACTAAATTTTTTAATTTAGACGGATTAATAAGTGTATTAACAGATCCTAGAAACTCACACTCAAACTCAACTTTAAATTGTTGCTCAGATGTGTTTGCGATTGTTTGTTCTTTCCATTCTTCATCACGACCAGGTACTTCTGACCAGTGAACTTCAGTTGGTACGTATTCATTTTTCTTTCTTTCAGCATCATGCCACATACGATAAAAATGATTCATACCTCTTGGGGTAGAAACAATTATTACCTTTGTCTTTTGTCCTGATGAAATTGTTGGATAAACAGAAGCAAAGAAATCGTCAGCAATATGATTGGGGATAAAGGCAAACTCATCCAAGAATATAACGTTATAAGACCCACCCCTAACAGCAGAAGAAGAAGTTGAGTTAGCAGATATTTTTGACCCATTTTCAATTTCTAATGAACCTTTATTCCAAGATATTATACCTTGTTGCATCCATCTTGGCAAGTTTTCATATGCTAATTGTAATCTACCTAATAAATCACGGGCAGTAGAAGCTTTGTTTGCAAGTATAGCAATATTAACATTATCATTAAAAATCGCATAATGTAAGAGATATGATACAACCGTTGTCGATTTACCTGTCTGCCGAGGCATCTTACATATGTTGAAACGGTTCTCATGGAAATTTTGAATTAACTTTTTTTGAAAAGGATATTGCTTAAATGGAACTAAACCCTCATCAAGAGATACGATTTTGATATAATTATTTGCGAAATAAACTGGATCGTCTTTACACTTTAAGAACTCAATAATATTCTCTTGTGTAAATTCAATCTGAGTATTCGCCTTTTTTAAATTGGGATTACCAAGATAAACTTCACTCATTATGAATTAAATTATTAACTTATTGTGTATCCTACTTTTGCACCTAAAACAGCAGCGTTCGCAGCAAAGATTGCTTCAGTTGATTTTTTCTCTACAACCTCTACAGAATTACCTGGCATTGTAAAAGTTCCGATTGTTGTAGATCCTCCAACCTCATCAATAACTGTTACCAATCTTGCAGTGCCACCATTATTAACAAGACGAACTGCTGTAGCACTACCAAAGGTGGATGCACCTGCAGCATTTGTGCCACATGCAGCTTCAGTGCCTTTAATTAATGTGATCATTATTCTAAACTTTTATTGACTATTTATGTTGATAATTATCTTGTATAACTTGACCTTTCTTTCTTGTTATTGGTTGAACTCCTGTTGCCACTGGTCTAGTATTTGATACTGGTACCACAAATTCGTCACCTCTAACACCTTTTCTTAAATCTGATTTTTTAACATCAACTGCAATTATGCTTGGTTTATCTTTCCTTACCTTAGAAATGAGATTAGAATAATATTCAGCTCTCTTAGGATTATTTGTTACATAGACATTACTTAATTCAGTTGAAAAATCTTTAGGATTAATCGTTTGAGTTGGTGTAAATCCTTTAGTCATTATTTTGTTAGCACTCTTGGTTGATGTTCCATGATACATTCTAACTGAATCCTTAAATGGTGTTTTTAATGTTTTAACTGGAGGACCAGCTCTCATAGATCTACCTAAATTTTTAACAATTTTATTAATCCCTTTGAATGTCATCTTAGCAAGATTTGCTTTACTTTCATCAAGTTGTTTTATTTCACTAATGAATTGATTATAAGTTTTCATTAGCACTTCCAGCGTCTTCTTGCCTTACATATTCTCTTGTTTGGTGTTTTCTTACAATCAATATTATGCATTTTTCTTTGTCCGTCAGAACGTGCACAGAATGACCTTCTTCTCTTTGATGCTTTAGATCCTTTCTTTACTTTACCAGTTACAGCAGTCTTTAAATTAGAACCAGGATTTTCTCTCTTGTAAGCATCTACTGCTTTTTGACTCATACCGTCAGTCTTATCTTTTCGATTTACTTTCTGCCAATCTTCACCTAAATCTGCTCTCCAATCATAATGATCTTTAAGGTCTTTTTTAATTTTTTTAACTTTACTCTTATTAACTATTTTAGGAATATTAGTATTTTTATTAGTGATATCAGTTAAAATTTCATTCTTTATTTTACTCTGTGCCACTGGTGGAAAAACAGCATTTGGATTTATTTTCTTGTCTCCTATGACTTTTGGATCTCTAAATTTAGTTGGAACATCATCTGCAGATTTTACAATACGATCATATTTTAATTTATTTAATTTATTTTTAAAAGTATCTAACACTATCTTAGATCTATTCTGAATAAAAGTATTTACAGCTTTTGAAGATAATCTTGGAAATTTACCCATCGCTTTATCAGCACCTGTTGCTCTGATTATGGTTTTACCAAATGCATGTTTTAAAAATTGAAACTTCTCATCTAACTCAATTAAATCATTCTTCCAATCTGAATAATTCTCTTTAAGTGGTTTTGCTTTAATTATATCAACAGTTTCTATTTCTGTAAACTTAATATCATCTGAGTTCCAATCTTGGATTACTAATTCACTTTCAATCGCAGTATCCTCTGTGTTTAATGCTACTTCTAATTCTTTTGCTTGAACTTCATGTGCATTAGCACTACCTTTTAGTTTTTTAATTAATTTTTTAACATGTGGTACATCTTTTTTATCTAATACTTCAGGTAAATAATCATCCTTTACAAGTTCCTTTACCTTATTTGTAGCAATTGCATATTTAATATTTTTATCACCATAGCGATCTATCATTTCTTTATCACTGATAGCATCAGCAATTTCATCACGTTTTTTAATCTGCGACTTCGTTAAGGTTGCTTCATCTACATTAAGATCACTTCTCCAATCAGAAAACTCTTCTTTTCTTGTTTTTTTCTTTTTCTTTTTCACACAGTTTGGATATCTCTTACCAAACATTGTTTTCATACCTTTCTTTTCATAACCTGGCCAGCACTTTTCATTAAGAGACTCTTCATCTACTTTTTCAGGATTCATAGTCAAATCCTTATAAGGAGGTTCCTTATATTTTTTCTCCTTTATTTTCTTCGTGTCTTGAAATCTTATGAAATCACCAAAGTTACCACGAATTAATTTAATCTCAGATAGAGTTTTTCTTGCGTATGTCATAGTTTAGAAGGATTGTGGAATTTTATCAACAGTTGGTTTTGGTGGTGTAGGAGAATTGGACTGTACTTTTTTAGCAGCGATTCTTGCTCTCGCCATTGCCTGTGCTCTTTCCCTACCAGATAACTGTGGATTATCCTTACGATATTGATCTAGATTACCACTTTTCTTTGCTGCCTGAAACTCCTGATTTTTTTGTTTTAGTTGATCAACTCTATCATCACCAAGTCTTTCTCTGTTTGCCCTTTCAATTGAACCCATTTTTTGCTGTTGTTGCCCACTATTACTTGATTGATTTTGTTGCTGTTGTTGTCCACTACTAGTGGTTGTTTTACCAGCCATATTTTGATTGCTTTGCGAAATTCTACCTTGTATTGGTTTTGGTTTTAATGCACTACCTACTTTTTGTGCTGCACTGCTAACTGCACTACCTACTTTTTGTGCTGCACTGCCAACTGCACTACCTGCTTTTTTGAGCATTCCTAAGAGTTGTTCATCCAACTCATCATTTTCAATTATTGAATCTCTCCAACTGTAATGATCATTTATATTCTTATCCTTTTTTGTAGCAGGTTTTGGTTTTGGTTTTACTGTTGTTTTACCATCCTCAACACCTTGATAGTAAGAATTTATCCGTTTTTGCATCTCTAGTTCAGATCTTTGATCCTCTAGTTCAGATTCAAGTTCTTTGATTTTTCCTTGATTTACAGCATTTTGAATTTCAGCACCAACGATTCCTCCAGTAGTTAGGGCACCAGCATTTCTTTTAAATGCATCCCCAAATCTACCTGCAAAGTTTCTACTTCCACCAGATCCACCAGAACCACTACCAATTTTGGTAAATGAACCTGTTTTTGTCGGTGTAAAGTCTTTAACTTTTGCTGGTAATTTTTTACTAATTGTTGGTAAACTACCACTTCCTACAGTAACTTTTCTTATATTACCTCCTTTTATTTTTGGAACTATGTTTTTTACTGCTTTGAGGCCCATTTGAACTAATTTAGACTTTCCTTCATCCAACATATCTTCAGGAACATATCCTTCTGATTTATTACCCCAGTTTGCAGCACCTACTTTACGACACTTAACTAATGCACCTGATGCATACGCACTTGGCCAAACTGAGTATCTTGACTTAACTTTATAGTAACAAGCATCTTTCTTTCCACTTCCTTTACCTTTTCTATCTTTAACTTCGTTTAATTCTTCTTCGTGTTCGTGTGGAATCGTATTACCATCAGCATCTTTTTTATGATGTTCTTGTATATCTTCTAATAATGCGTCTCCAACATTTACATTATTCTCTGCAAACCAACCACGATTAACTTCAACTGCATATCTTATCTCACTGTCAGGATAAACAGGAATCGGACTCATCGGATCTAATTCTTTGATACTATCAATTGTACCATCTTCTTTTATAAAAGCAATGTCAAGAGGGATGAAAGTATTTTTCATATGGAATGTCCAATAATCATTACTTTCAAATATGAATAACATACCTCTATCTTGTTCCAAACTCTCACGGAACATCAGACCACATTTAAATTCTCCACCACTTTGTGGAACTTCAAGTACAAGAGGTAATGAAGTAAATTCAGTTGATTCCTTTTTCATTTTCTTTTTCTTTTTCCTTTTCTTTTTAGGTTTGTCAGTTGAGACATATGTTGGTTTTGCAGCACCAGTTTTTTCCTGTTGACCAGGATCTGCTGCTTTCTTTCTCCTTGCTGCAGATCTTCTTTCTGCAGGAGTCATTCTTTCATATTTTGCACGGGATACACACTTGGGAACTCCCTCACCAGGTTCATCGCTTGCACAAGTTCCACCTGTAAGAACGTTAACCCATCCACCTTTTCCGTCCTTGGATTTAGAACCCTTGAACCACTTGTGGAGTGAACCCTCCTTTACCTCTTCTTTGTCAGTCATATAATCTGCTGCAGTATCAAGATAATCTGCTGCTTTTGTTATTTTAGACTGAACCCATGCTTTAACCTCACCTTCACCGTTATCAACTTTTTTCTTGATTCTTTTCGCAGCGACCATGATATTGTCAGTCTGACGACGAATCATTTCATATTCGTGATCACCTTTCTTTTCTTCATTCATCGCTTTTGTTTTCTTTTTCATAGAGTTGATATATTTGCGGAAGATTGCAGCTTCAGCAGTTTTACCCATCACTCTCGCTCTTTGCTCCATAGCAATCGCTGCTTGGATTTTATGAGCATGAGATCTACTTGATTTCCTAATTTTTGCCACACTCGCTTTCGCAGTAGCGACATCCTTAAAACCAAGTCCATGAATAGTTCCTTTAGGATCTTCATCAGTGTATAAATCAGAGTGTTTTTTAGACTTTGCAGGTTGCCCTTTTTTACGGGGTATACGAGGATTAGATTCTTCTTCTATTCCTTTCTTTTTTTTACCATCACAATGTGCCTTCTGACTAAAACCTTTTGGGTTATCACAATCAATTGACCTTTTATACTTTGCTGACCACCCTTCCTTCACCAAGAAACCGTCCTCACGGACAGTATATCCTTCAGGAATAGGTTTACACTTCTTATCAGTGTTACAATAGTATTGTCCCTTTTTACAGGAAGTCTTTGCCATTATACAGACTATTCAGAGCTATTATTATTTAGCAATCCGTCTTTTAACATTTTTGAAAGTTCACTTGTTGAACCAACAAAGAGTGCGTTGTTCGTAACAGTATTTTGAGTTTTAGGATTATCTGCTTCTATATCTTTTACTTTTTTATGTAAATCTGCTAATTTATCTGTAGTATCTGCAACTGATTTAATAAGTTGTCCAGCAACTTCATATGCTCTTGGACTTGCAGTTTCTCCTGCAACCTCCATTATACCATTAATTGCTTCTTGTCCTTTTTCAATTAGTGAATATAAATTACCTCTTGTATAATCGTAGTCTTTTTTAACTTCATCTACTTTGGTTACTTCATCTGCTTTTACAATAGCATCAACCTCAACACTACCATCAGTGTTGAAAGTATCATTTAATGAATCGTAACCCTTTGCCATTAGATATCTACTCCCCTGTTAGGTGCAAACTCTTTTCCATCACCAAAGAATGTGCTTGTTTCAGTAAATCCAAAATCATCACCTGGTTCAATTAATAAGTCATCTGCAGTATCTATAACATCATCATCGTTATAATCTTGTTTTGCTTTGGGTACAACAGTATATCTTTGTACACGTTTTGCTGTTCTTGTATTTGAATCTGAATAGTAATCCAACTGAACTTTTTTGATAAGTCCCTCTGGAGTTTGTGCAATGTGATTGAAGAAAAATGTTTTAGCAGTAAATGATAATGTGTATATTAACGCTCTTCTTGTTGCAAAGTCACCTTCATAATCATCTTGCTGAGATATATTTTGAAGAACCATTGGTATATCTCTTTTTTCACCAATTGATTTTACTAAGTCGATTGATATGTTAAAACCTGGTTGAAAGAATGGTAATATCTGCTCAAGTATTTGTAATCCATCATCCTGTTGTTTTACTAAGATATTTAAATCAAATCCAAGATTATAAGGAACAGGCATAAACACCTTTTTCATTTGGTCATTATTTACATCTTTCGCTTTAAAAGTTTGTGTAATACCTGCTTTTCTTGTAGAGTCATAGGAGATATTAGTAATCTCAAAAGACATTCGAGGTAATGTAATTTGAGTTGCTTTATTTAATTCAGCTTGCTGTGTAATTCTTGCTAAAAACTTTTGTCTTGGACCATATGCGATTGGAACTTTTAAATCAGATATGACATTTCCAGCACCATCATCATGACGCACATGAATATCATTAAACAGTGTGCCAAATGCAATAACTGTTTTTCTTACAATTTGATGATAAAAATAATTACCTAACATTAGAAACTACCAAATGGATTAGATTCAGAGAAATCAATCAGTAAGTCTGCCTCTGACTCGAATATATCCCCTTCATTATATTTATCGGTGCTATTATCCTCATCAAACACAGAAACACTGAATAATGCACCAGAGGTAAGTCCTTTAATATCTTCGCCTGGAAAGAATCCTGTAGTTGTGGTTCCAATTCCAACATTACCGACTTTAAGTATTTTGGTATCATAATCCCAATTCTTAACTCTTGCCTGTGTTCCTGAACGCATACCTTGTACGACTTCGTTGAAATGGTAAGTTCCAATTCCACTAATTGTCTCTGGGTCAGATATTGTAACAGTTTCACCACCTGTATATCCTGCACCAGTATTCGTTAAGAAGATTGTATTTACTCGATTGAAACCGCTTGAAGGATCAATGCCAATTGATGCGATACCAGTCGCTCTATCTGCTGCTGTTGCTCCAGCAGGTACCCCAATAGTAACTATTGGTGCAGTTCCAAATCCAACACCTGCTTGAGTTATGGTGAATCTAATAACACCGTTAGACGCAGTATTAATAGAACAAGTTGCTGCTGCACCACTTCCACCACCACCAGTAATAGTGATAGTAGGAGCTTCAGTATATCCAAATCCAGCATTTGTTATTAATATTTTTTCAACAGACTGACTTCCAGCTCTTACAGTTGTAATTGCAACTGCAGTAGCATCAGAACCAGATAATGAACTTGGAGATGTGGAAATTGAAACTGTTGGATTACTTGAATAGTTAAATCCATCATTATTTAAGAATATCTCACGGATAGCACCTGTTCCAACCACTGGTGATGCTAGTGCTGTAATACCAATACCAACTAGTTGGAGATTTGCGATATATCCATCATCCTCAACTTGAGTATCGATTGCTTCAATTGATGTATCAATAACTTCATCTTCATATTCAAAGAGTTCACACTTGAGTTTATAAACATAATTACTTCCTAACTGATAGAATGGTTCTTCGTGTTCTACAAACTTTATCTCAAATAGTCTCTGTCCAAGTGGAAAAAATACTAAATCACCTTCACGAGGTCGAGATGATAACTCAATATCATCATCTGCATCCATAAAAGGTGCAATAAATTCTTCAAATCTTTCTTTTGAAATGGTAAGAGTTACTTCATCTCTTAAACTCATACCAAACTTAGTAAGCACATCTCCAGCACCAGCATATCCATCAAAATTTTCCACATATGCTTCAATTAAAAAATTATCATCAAACTTTGAAGCAGTAACTTCTTCAATAATAGTTGACTGGTTTACAAATTTTCTTGGAATAAATGTGACTTCAACACCATAGATTTTTAAGTGCTCATTAATTAGACTTTGTACTAATCTTTGCTCACCTCTAGAACCTTGTAAAAAATGTGGATTTAGTGCCATTATACATCACCCAATGAAGTCAAGAGGAGGAGTCTCATAGTCCATCATCATTCTTGACCTGAGTTCCTCTATCTCTCTAACTCCATCATCATAAATTTCCCTTCCATTTAGTTCAATTCCGCCTGGTAATTTTGTTCCTCTAAATTTAATTAGATTCATTCCCCACTGTTTCTTCATCAATGCAACAAAATATCTTTTCACAAACGGATCATTGTAAACTTGTCTATATTCTTCTGGGTCGAGTGCACGAAAACAATCAATAACAAGAAAATTATCTAAGGACTGTGAACCCCAATCAATATCTAAGTATAATCTATCTTGTCTCTGATTAAATCTTATTTGTTTTTCAGTTGTGAGTAGAAAATCAATATCCTCTAGATATGTTTTTGTCATTGCAAATTGTAGTAATTCGACAGAATTAAAATAATACAAATCATTTAAGAATAACTGATATTTAATACTAAACATTCCACCTGATATAGAACTACTATCAAATTTAAATATTTTATTTACACCAATAACATGTTCTGGAACTGCTATAAAATTAGAAGTTTCATAAAAATTACTTGTTACAGTTCCTGCTGTGTTAGTCGATATACCAGTTGTAGTAACTATGCCAACACCGTCTGTACCTTTTGCTCTTCCTCTATCTAAATCTTCTTGGGTAATTTTGTATTTGAGAAACATTCTCTCAATACCGTTATAATGACGTTCTTGATATAACTGAAGAGTATCATCAAGTGCGTCATGTATTTGGTCAGTATCAAGATTTATCTCCAATACAGGATAACCCAGTTTACGCAAACCGAAATTTATAAGTTGTCCTCTACTTTGTGGTGTCGCCATTATTATCCGTGAAATTTGCGAGTTGCTCTAAAAGTTCATTCTTTTCCTTTTGAAAATCATTTTTTAGAGTTTGGAGTTTTGCCTCCAAAAGAACGTTTTGATTTAATGCTGCTGCTAGTTTTGTATGATATAAGTTCACTAATACATTAACATCTACTTCACTGTTTTGTTGCATATCAGAAGGTACCTCCATCTAGGGTCGAAGTCCAATGTGGTTTGTTTATATAGACATTGGTGGCAGCACCTGGTACAGATGAAAGGTTTGCAATCGCACCACTCTGACCCTCTCTTCTTAAATTATTAGTTGTATTAAATGTTCCTTCTACACCAATTAAATTAACAGAATTACCACCTGATACTGCTGTTTCAACAACACCAAAGGCACCAGTAGAATCTTGTTTTACAATATCACCTACTGCTACTGTTATTCCTGCACTTAAAGAACTTAAAGTAACTTTTGTGATTGCAGTTAATACTTGCTTTGAAGTAATAACAGGTGTTTGTGGAGCGTTTGTAGACCTTTGTAGACCTGTATCGTCAAACCAAACAACACCACCTGAAGCAAAGTTTCCTGACTGATAGTAGATACCTTTAATATCTAAGAAACCTTTTGTTCCAGTTACAACACTGGCAGATATGGTTGCATCAGGAACATAAGTCCATCTTCGACTATCATCACCGTGTGTACCGTGATTACCTGTTCCAGCAGTGCTTGATGCGATTGAACTATCATCTAATCCAAAGAAACCATCAGTTGAGTTTGCGGTTCCAATACCAGTATTATAAGTAAATCCAAGTCCACGGTCAGTATTAGTATCTGTTGCGTGTACAACTGTTATTTCAGTCTGTGTGCTAATACCAGCAATCGCTGTTCCTTGAAATGTTAATACTCTGGTTCCAGTATTGATAGCAGTAACTGTTGTAATACCACTCGCAGAAAAACTTGGGTGTAAAAGTGTGTCATTGACTGCAATACCTGTAACTTGGTCAACCTTAACTGATACAGCACCTACTGAAACTGTGTCCATTACAGTTCTTGTACTGGTAGTATCACCAACCATCATGATTGGGTCATTAACAGTTGTCTGTGTTGAGTTAACTGTAGTTGTTGTACCATCAACTTGTAAGTTACCTTTGATGATAACATCACCTTCATTACTTAATCCATCTGGATATGGGTCAATGAATATCTTATTTCCCTGACCAGCGAGAGATGCGATTATATTATCTTCGATTCGGATATTACCAAGAGAACTATTACCACCAACAATTAACTGATTATCAACAGTTACTTTGCTAGGAGCGAATCTAACATTTGCTCCAGCAAATCTTAATTCATCTGTTCCATTCTCATCATATTCAATAGTTGCATCTGCAGCTGCTGTTCCATTTGCACCTCCACCAAATCCAAGTTTGGTGTCATCAGGAACCATTACTTCACCTGAACCATTGGGATTAAAAATTATATCACCATCAGTATCAGTTGAAGATAAAGTATTAGCATCTAAAGTTAAGTTATCTACATTCCAAACATCTATTTTTCTACTACTATCAAGTATTGCTACGATACCACCGTCACTATTTCTTGAGTTTGTTACACCTGCTAAAGCACCAGGTGTGTGCTCCATCATAGATGTGTAGTAATGACCAGCGACTGGATGGACGTTTGTACCGTCATCTCCTAAAAATACTCTGTCTTTATATTGGTTTGTACCACCATATTGACCTATACCAGTCACATATGCCATTTCACCCCAATTCAAACTCGATGGTTTTGCGGTACCAGATGATCGTTTGATTCTAATAATACTTGCCATTTAGAAATTTCCCCCGTTGATGTCTAAGTTCTGTGCTGCACCTGGAGTCAACTCCAATGTTGCGTCAAATTTTTTTGTCACTCCATTAAAAACAAGCACCATACCATTTTCTAAGGTACTTGGTATATTCACGTCACTTAATTCTGTTAATGATAGAGTTTGAGCACCTGCCAGAGATGAAATCACCTTTGTGGCATTTTGTTGTCCAACTCTGACTTTGATATCTGCCATCTAAGTTAGCGTATTCAGATCTAAAAAGTATTTATATTTACTAAGACGTTATCTTTGAAGCAAGTTCATTTAACATAGATTTAAGAGTTTCTAACTCTAATTTCATAGCATCTAATTCTGCTTGCTTATCTGAATTAACTCTACGATTATTCATGTAATTTTCATAAGCAGTTGTGTCAGTGTTGACTATTGCATTAGTTTTTTCATCACGAAATAAACTTTTATGTCCTTCTACTGGTAACATTATGCTAATGCGATTGCTCTAAAGTCCTTGAATCTTACAGGTGCAGATTCATTAGTGGATATCATTACTATTTTAATTACAAATCCACTAAACTGCTCCAATTCATCTATTGAGAATTGGTATTCAGAAAATTCATCAAAATTATTAGGTGCAACAAAAGCATCTGCTCTACCATCATTATTTGCCTCATCAATAATTTGATCACCAAATCCATCACCATCAGTATCAATTAGATTTTTGTAACCAGGAAATGGTCTGTATGTTGAATTAACCTCTGTTGAATCAGCAGTAAACAAACGGTAGAATACTCTAAAGTCTGCTTCTGGTTCAACACTTGCACCAATTAGAACCTTTAATGAAGTTGCAGGTTGTTCCAAGTTAACTCTTTCAGTAATAAAGACTGAACCGTGAGGATCATTTAATATTTGATTAGTACGTGGGTCAGTTGCATAATTATCTAATCCAATAGGATTATTAATTTTATTTCTACCAAATATGAAGGTAGCATTCTTTGTATCTAAAACAGGTGACAGATTTTCATCAGAGGTTGCCATATTTACATTCAATGCTAGTGACTTCTGTTTAGGGAAAAATGTTAATTTATCCTCATTAACAGTTGATGCAATTAATCTTGGAGTTGGGAAAAATGTAGTCTGATTTAGCGATGTTGTTTCAAATCCTTGATCGACAAATGATACCTCAGTTCCATTTGCACTTGTACCACTAATTGTTCTAACTGTAGTATTAAGTTCAGTTGTTGTTCCAGGTGTAATAAAGTTTATTTGTGGTGAGAATGTACTGTATTGATGATTTTGTGATATTCTTACACTATTAGCACCAAATGCTTTTTCATCTCTAAAGCATAATAATTGATTTCCTGTTCTAGTGGAGATGCCTGATACATTTACCTCAAGATAATACTTATCTAAATTTGATTCGTTAATCAAGGTAGTATTTGTGGGAATAGTAAATGTTGTATTAATTCCTATAAGTGGCATTCCTGCTGCCTCATAAGTTTGAATACTCGCACCTTCAGCGTGTGGTAGTGCGACTGTATTCAATACACCTCTTGTAAGTGTCAATTGACCAGTTCCTACAACATAAGAAACTATTTCTTCTTCAATTAGAGCTTCTCCTCTATCGACTGTAATTCCACCAAAACTTGTAAATGGTGCAGTATCAGCAATAGAAACAACTGTGCTCTCAGCAGTTAAGGCAGATGTAGAAGGAACTATTAAAGTATCTGGTTTTATGTTTTCAATAATAACTTTATTTGTTTGACCGTGATGTGCGTGATTGTACTGTGTTACTTCAAATACTTTTCCAGTATTTAAATCACCATTTACAACTGAATCACCATTTACAGCAACATTACTAATAACTGCTCTCGTATTGTTACCAGCACCATACTGAACTAATGGTTGATTGTTTGTAAACTTCTCACCCTGAACATCAGTTAGATATAAAGTATCAAATGTTGAATTGATTGCAGTTACAATAAACTTTAATCCAGCACCTCTAACCACACCACTGTGACTGTTATCTACCGTTAATACATCACCAACTTGATACCCAGTACCTGCAGCTTGTATCGTAACAGCAGTAACCACACCACCTGATATCGAAGTAGTTACTGTGCAACCAGTTCCACTTCCAGTCAAAGCAACTGTGCTAACAGTTCCACTTATACTATAACCTGAACCACCTGTTACAACTTCTTCAGATGAAATAGGAGCACCTTGCCCTTCAATAATACCTGTTACACTCTGATCCTCTGCGTCACCAGCAGCACCTGTACTTACTTTTCGACCAATAGGTAAGTTTGTATTGGTTCTTGTACCACCACCATCAATGGTCACTTTTAATTTTCGAGGCAGTGAGCGTATAGGATTATTATTTAATATTTGTGTATTGAAATTGCCTGGTTCAATTGGTGTATTGTACATAGTCACTGAACCACTTTCAACAAATGATGCCTTACGAAGTTTGAATGTTAAATCTTGATTCTGGCTAGCAGTCCAAATTGTACCGTTCTGAGATTTGTACAAACTACCACCAAGATACTGTTTAGAAACAACTACGTTCTGAACATCAGGTAATTGTGTTGTTTTTATAGATTTTTCACCCATAGTTGCAACAAACATCTCATACTTATCGGACGATGGGCATAAGAATACTAATGCGTACATTTCGCCTGGCTCAAGATACACAGGAGATGAGAATTTAATCGTTGTTGCTAAAGACGCATCATTTGAGACATTGATATCACTTGGATTCAATGTAACTGCTGAGAAATCTTGTACTAGGAAACTTGTTGGAACTCCAAGTTCAGTTGTTCTGAGTTGAACTTGTAATTTAGCAATATCATCCTTAGATCTAAAGTAAACATCGAATGATGTTAAGAATGCACCAGTACCATCAACTGTAAATGACTGTGCCAATGGGTCATCATCTTGAACTTCAATAGTCGTTCTTATATTATTTTGAACCTCAGTTGTAATATCAACTTGATTAGGTCTTTGTGGTGGACGGGGTGGATTTCTTACAAGAACATTATTGTTTGTTTGTGTAATTATAGTACCTGTTCCTAAGTAAGTACCAGTCGCTGTACTTGTTAGTGGTGCATCACCTGTAAATGGTATGATTACATTTTCTTTTGAGGTCGTAATTCTAAATGTTAATGTTCCAGATTTGAATACTACAGGTGGTTTTGGTGTAGCATTAGCATTTCGGAAGAAGAAGCATCCTACCAAATCACCCCAGTTATCAGTATTTAAATCAATATTTGTTACTGTAGCAACTGCACCACTCGATACACCAGTTAATTTTGCACCTTTAACAAGGTATCCAAAATATTTTTCTAAGTTTGCTAAACCTATACAATCAACGTTGAATAATCTTGATGTAGCGGAGTAAGTTTCTGAAGGTGCAGGTCTTGTCCTATCATAAGGATCTACCTGATATGTTTCAACTAATACGCTAGGAGAACCTAATCCTGCTCCAACCTCTGGTCGTGCACTATCACCAAATTTATGATTTGGTGCTTGTGACCTTATCAAACCTATCTGAGTTCCATTTATTTCAACTTTTACATCTTCAAATACAGAGAATGTACCAGAAGACATCTCTATCTCTACTAATTTGGGAACTATATCAGGAACACCACTATCTAAAAAGTGATAATGTCTTGTAAATGGTTTCAAACCACTTGTTGCAAACATAACATTTCTAGATCTCATAAATGGATCTGCTTCAGATTGAACTTTTGTACTTTCAACATAATCACGTTCTTCTGCTGGTCCAACTAAAGTGTTAACAAATTCTCTTTCAATTCTTCTAGTGATTGTATTAATTGAACCTCGTCTAGTGATTGTCATATCACCTTTAGTTTCTTGACTAAAGTGATGAACGTGTCTTCTACCTGTTTCCCTATTAGATACAACATTTGAACTTTCAACCCACCTATTACCTGTGGATTCTGTTCTAAAATTATTAACGTAAATTGTTCTAGACCAATTATCAGATGGTGGATCTAATTTTACATTTCCAGAAAATACTAATACGTTAAATGGGTTGACATTAACAGCGTCTGTTGCATGGGGGTTTTCTATCCAATCAACTTCTGTATATTTTAATGTAATCAAATCACCAGTTTTCTGACAATTTGGATCAAGTAGTTTTAAGTTTGAGTTTACATCAGCAGATGAAATATCAATTCCTGTGTCTAATGCAAGTTCTGGGTTCATTGACCAGAAATCAACTGCACTAATAAGTTCTTTATTAACTACATCAACATCACAACTAGAACCACCTTCTCTATCAAAGTTAATAAATGATCTATCTTTAAAGTCATTTACAACAAAACCTGTCTTAAATCTATTCAAACCATCTTGGTCTCTAACTTGAAATGCTTTTGTATCTAATTCAAGTGCACTTAATGATGTTATAGTTTCTAGATTTTCAATTCGTTTTTCAAGTGCAGCGATATCACGCATTGTAAATCTACGATTATCTTTTAATCTTATTTGTGGTTCTTTAACTGGATCATAGAGATATGGTGGTAAATCTATCTCTGCAATTTCCATCGTATCACTTACGTTAGATGGAGGAGCAGGGTTTTCTGATGATTCTCCTTTGTAAACTTGAACATTACCATTCTTATTGATAACCAACTTATCAATTCTACCAAGATAGAAACTGAAACCAAGTAATGAACTCTCATTTGGTGTAATTACAAATGGATTATCTGATTCAAATGATCTACTTGTAAATGCAAACGGAGAACCTCCACCACCACTATATGTAAATGGATTTACTCTTGGACGATAATCAAGAATATCAGATGCTCCTGTCCCACCTACAAATGGAATATCATTTGTATATCTTTCTTTCGTATATGAATTAACAGTGAATAAATCACCAGAATTACCACTCGCAACTTGATACTTATCAAATATGATTAATAATCTTTTAGATGGTATTGCTGATTTAGCATTTCTAACAATTCTAGAATAATCACAATATTGTTCCTTATGTCCTTTATCTAATGTATAATTACTTGTTCTATCTACGTAGTTACCTACAGTTACACCTTGCAATATAGTTTCAATTCCAGACTCCTTAAACTTAACAACCTCACCTATTGTAAAGACACTATCATTTAAATATACAAAATCGACAGTATTTGTTGTTCGACTTACAATTTGTCCGATTGCACGACTATCTTGACCTACAATTTTCTCACCAACTATAGTGTTTGTATCTAATCCTAATCCTGATACAAATGTAAGTTTATCTAAAACAGGAGTTGCAGTATTTTTAGATTCATATATGGCGATTATTTTTACAACATCAGGTACATTTAATGATATTTCTTCATCCTCTACTCTTAATCCATATGCCCTACTGGTAGAAAGATTATTAAATGGAGTATTAACTCCTTGAGTAGATGTTACCTCCAATGTTTGACTTCTTAAATAATCTTTTGTCTTACTGGTAATACCAATTTTTTTAAGAGTAACACCGACAGTAACATTATGATTTGTTGTTTTGGCTAGTCCACTAAAGGTGATAGTATCTCCACCATTAGTAATCGAAACTTGATCTGATGTTAGAGTTTCAATTGTCCCATCATTATATGTAATAGAGTATTTTTCAGCATCAAATGGTTCAAAGAATGCACTAGTAATTCCAGAATTTATATTTAATCCTGCCTGTGAGGATAATGTTAATGAATTACTTGTTACTGATTGACCTGTAATTTGTCTACTTATGATTAGATTTGAATTTGCAAAATTAACATTTGAAACATTTGGTCTTGGTAATTCTGTAAATATACCAGATTTTTGAAGATTTAATACTCTAGGAACTTTAATTCTAAATGGACTTGTAGTTGTTTCACTTGTTCCTAATGTACCACCAACATTAATTCCAGCAACATCCTGTGTTGCTGCTAATGTTAAAGTTTTTCCATTAGTTGAAATATTAGTTACTCTATTGAAAACAGGATCAGTTGAATCTGCTCCTATAAATGCAATAATTGAATCTGTTTTAATACCAACTTTACCAGCAAAATTACGATTAATAGCAGTTGCTGCAGTTCCTACTATGTTTATTTGGTCTGAAGGTGAAAACCCAGGCAATACACGATCATACAATACTGTATCTGCAGCAAATGTTGATATACCAGTTGTAGACGCTAAATCTTGTCGAATATATTTGATATCATCAGTAGTATATGTAACTATTTCTTTAACTGAAACATTTCCTTTTATATTTTGCTCGGTGAATAATATTTGCTCTCCTTTTATGAATGTTCCAGTTGTTTGTGACACTGCTAATTCATTTACACCAGTTGCTCCACTTACTTTAGCTAGATAACCAATAGCACCACTTGATAGTCCTCTAATTCTCTGTCCTACTGATTTTGATTCTGGAATAGCAGAGCATTTTAATATAGTATAAGTTTGAATATCATATAAATGTAAATCCCAATCTGTTGTAGCACCAGTGTAAGGTGCATTAGATACTCCCCAAGAATATACCCTTGCTTCTCCTATTTCTTGTCCTTGTACTGCAGTATTACTGGTGTTTCCTCTTCTTTGATTGTATAGTTTAACTATATTTGTAGTATTTCCACCAATTTTGACCACTGGTGATCCAGTAACATTATTGACCTTAATAAGACTTCCCATCTCAAATGGAATAGATGCTGAATCAACTGTTTTAGTATCTCTAGGTTTTTCAACATCTAAAACGGTTGTACCAGATACGTCTACATCAAATCCTTTAACATATGCTTTACCTGGTGACAGTTTAACACACATCAAATCATCAGATGGAACATTTTGTTGATCTGTAGTTCTATCCTCTGTGAATAATCCACCAGAATCAATTTCATCATTAAGTGAGTTTTGTATATTAACACGGAAAGGTTCTACAGCGTAGTTTCCAGATTCATCAAATGTTCTTTTTGCAAAGTATTTTTTAATTTCACTATAAGTTGCAGAATTCTGGAGTTTTTTAATTTCACCAGAATCAACTCTCATTAATTCTACAAAATTTGTATCTTCGTAGTCGTTTAATGCTTTTTTAGAGAGTTTGACAGAAATTTTGAAACGATCTGCACCTGGTGCTGCAAAGTTTGTAAATCCTTTTGCATTATCATACAATGATGGATCATCATTAGAGTTGATAATTTCCTCAGAGATATCAAATCCAACTCGATAAGATGGAAGTGTTGAATATGGTTCTAGTATTATGAGTGATGACGGTACATCAACAAAACTACCCCTCATAAAGTAAACACCTTCATTTACACCAAAGGCACATCCTGTCGCTGTTGCATCTTCAGAGGTTAATGTAAGAACAGTTTCACCTATTGTTAATGTAGTATTTCCATATGTTAATGGTTCTTCTAATATTAAAACTTCTCCATTTGGGAAAAATGTACTCTCACCACTAGTTCCTGATTGTTGATACTTAATAAAAATAGTAATATTATCTACACCTTCAGCAGGAGGAAGTATAAAATTCTTGATTGTTGCTACAATACCTGATGTTTGACCTCTAACTCTTAGACCTTTTCCACCATTTGATGATATTATATTGTTTAAGTAAATTGAAACATCAATGCCAAGATGTGTATCATTTACTTTTGCTGAAAAATAAGACCTATCAAGTTCGATACCACCAGGTATGACCATCGAACCTTCTTTGAATATATGTTTACCAAAAGACTCAACTTGATTTTGTAAGAGTGACTGTAAACCAGTTAACTCTCTTGCCTGAACAGGATATCCAGGTTTGAATAATACTTTGTAAAAATTATCTGCCTTATCGAAATCATCATAATAGGGCGATATATTTAAGTTAGTCTTTTGTGGCATTTTAGAATTCTAGTATGATTTTGATATCTTCCTTTTGACGGGAGTTTCTAACAATTAATGGTCTATTATCTAAGTAAACTATTTCTCCTGACCCTTTATTTATCTCGGAATTAGAAAGTCCCGAAATAAAGTTAACTCCTAAGTTAATTAACTTATTACCAGTAGGGTTAGTAGTTATTCCAGAAAAATCACGAGAAATCGCTCCAGCGAAGAATGAGGATTTACCCTCAATGTTATTCGCACCAACCACTGACTCAAAATCATAAATTCTACCAGCAGTTGATATACCCGCATAATCAGTATGATCATAAGTTGTTCTATTAAAATTAAGAGATCGATCTCTAAAATATTTTAATACTTTTGTCTCAGAATCATACGATGCAATAAATCCAGTTGACACTTTTCCCGTATTAGGAGCAACTGTCAATACTTGTTTAATTTCTTCACCAACTTGTGGTACACCAGATACAGTATCAAACTTGACTGCTTTTAATGAAGAATAGGTATTATCAGTATATGTGACTGATGTTCCAACTTTAGTTGGGTTCTTTACAACTCCAACCTGTGCAAATTTAGTATCTATTGGAAAATCTTTTGTAGAATCGTCAAATCTAGCGTAAACAATGACTCTATCAGTTCCTAATTCAGTATAAACATCTGAACCGTGTCCTAAACCTGGTGGAATGATAGGGACAAGTTTAGCACGACCAGTTGAAGTACTAACACCACTACTTAATGTACCTAAATCAACAATACCATAACTATATCCTTTTCCTCCAGCACTAACCGTCACATCAGTTATTGTACCATTTACAACATCAACTCTTGCTTTTGCTCCCTCTCCATCACCAATTATATCAACTTCTTGACTCAATCCATTCGCATATCCGCTACCAGCATTCTCAATATAAACATGTTTAATTTGGTTTTGGTTTACGTTTGAATCTCCATTTTCACGAACTGATCTTATTTGTGAGTCTTGACTGGAACCCCAACTATTCGGGACAGTAATAAATTCAGTTGAGTCAAATTTAATAATATCACTAGGTGAAACAGTGAAAAGATACTTCCAAAGATATCCGTCACCGCTGTTTCCTGCCTTTGATGGTTCCAAGTCAGTAAAGGTTGGTTCATCTTGGGAGACATTTCCAAGTGGGTTAGAGCCTGTCGATCCATTATCAATACAAACGTAAACTTTAAAGTCGGAATTAAGTACGTAGTAGTTCG